AAGAGAATCTTCTAAACTACCTGCATATGAAAATATTGATGGGCCATTACCTTCAATTCCACCTGTTACAATATACTGAACAGTAATCACTGCTCCATTTTCAAGTTTTTTACCAAAAATGCCATCACCAAATAAAAGTTCATATCTTTCATCTTGAATTTCCTGAATTAGATATGTCTCTGACGCAGAAGTAACATTTACAATATTATCTACTAACTTATACTGTTTTCCAAGACCGGGATCTGCAGAACCTTTTACATAAACTACTATGGAGGAGGAATCAATTGATCCATTGTCTAAAATAAATCTTTGCTCTAATGATCCATCTACTATAAATTGGTTTGTAAGGAAAGTTCCCTCTAAAACATCTACTGGACTCTCTGATGTTCCGAATTGTGCAATACCATTGTTCACAACTGTTGTAATGCTTTCAGATATTGAAAAAACAAAAGTGGTATCATCTTCAGCTCCAGTGCAAACTAATCCCGGTTGTAAAGTAAGGGTTGGAGATGATGAACTTGTTTGTACTTGGAATAAAATTGATGCTCTTGCTGCTGTTTTAGATCTTGGTACATATCCAATGTTTCTGGCTAATGAAACCACATTCTCACGAAGTGTTGCAGAGTCTAGAAATGATTCATTAACAACTAAATTTGAGTTAAATGCTGAAATATATGTATTATATGCAAGTGTGTCGATTAAAACTGAAAAGTTTGATCCTTCAAAGTCAAAATCCGTAAAATTTGAGTTTGCTCTTAAGTAATCTTTAATTTGTGTCCTGATTTGATCAAAATCAAGATTGGAAAATTTGGCGAAAGGCATTATCTTGCTGCTTGTAATATGAATGTAAAGTCTTGAGTTGGAAACTCTTGGCCTATAATATCAAATAATACATTTACCTCAAACTCATTTTGATCTGGTCGAGGTTCAACATTCACTTGTAAATTATCAACTCTAGGTTCAAAGTTTTCAATAGTTGTGATGATTTCCCTTTCTATAACGGATGCTGTACCAAAATCAACAAACCCAAAGAGACTATCACGAACTTGTGAACCTAAAATGGAGTTAAAAAACCTTTCTGTCGGTATTGTTTGCACTAAATTACGCACAGACCTCTTAATTGCGTTTTCATTTCGCAATGTAGTGATGTCTTTTGTAACTGGATGTGGTTTAAATGACAAATTTATGTCTTTAAACGCTCTAGATATGCGAGTTACCGCCATTTATAGTCTTTTTTTTATTATTTATACCTATCTTGCGAAGTCTTTCATTATATAGTCATCAGTATCGAAATATTCAAGCACCCACCATGCAACACATCGTGGATTTTTTGCTCCACAAGTAAAAATATCAAAGGCAACACACCCTTTTTCAGGCCATGTATGACAAGAAAGATGACTTTCACCTAAAGTTAAGGTACAAGTCACTCCATATGGGTCAAATTTATGTGTATATGCATTAAGAACCTTTACACCTTCAATTTTACAAGCATCAATGCATACTTGTTCAATCTTTTTTGCATCATTTAACTTGTCAAAAGGAACATTATACACTTCAACGAGTAAATGAGTGCCCATATGGGCATTTTTCACAGTTTTCATCCGAATGTATGTATGTTATAGGATTTGCGAACAGGTGGATAGAGTATTTTTTTAGGTTTTTTGGTTACTGCTCTGTAAATTTTGAATAATTTTTGTGTTTTCATGAATTTTTGGATATTCGCTTATTAAAATTTTGCCACTTTTGACAAATTCTTGACTTTTATCAACTTTTACGACCATTTGTACCTCTTTTAAATTATATTTATCCTAATTCGGGGTCATTTTTGCGTTCTTTCGCAGTTTTCCAGAAATAATTCTCTTCTGAACCCAATCCATCACGGTCATGGCCGTTTTCCACCTGATAATACACAGTGGAAACTTTAAAATCAGGATTCTTAGGTGTCTCAGGAGTGATACTATTGTCATATATCCTCATTCTGTTGTTTGGATAGAGACAAAACTGTCCATTGTCTAATTCTAAGAGATTATGACTCTTATGTTCAGCAGGTTGTTCACTTGTAGAGTAGTCTATGGCATCTACATCTTGATGATAGTTATCTAATGTACAAATATATGTACCTGTTTGTGTTCCATAGTCTCTTGTAAGCACTTCATAGTGCATTGAACCAATAAACTGCTTCTGTACCGCAACGACCCCATAGTCCATACAATTCCAGAACTGGAGATTATGTAAGGTCATATCAGGTTTGGGTGTCTCTGGGTCGGTTGTGAAGGCAGAGATCGGCAGTTTATCAAACATTGCAGCATACTCTGGTAGATAAGTCTCGAAATAGAACGCACGACCAGGTATACTCTTTGCAGATACCCATACTCCTTTTACAAACTCACCATGACCACTCTTGTGGTCGGTTAGATATTCTTTTCTTACCCATACCTCGTAGGAGGGTAAATTTGCAATTAAACAAGCCATTTAAACGTGATGATAAACTTCTACATATGCCTGACACTTCGGACAGGTAAAATTAGAAAAGAAGTCATATTCTGACTCCTCTCCATCATTGATATCTTCCATCGAGTGGTCGGCACCCCAGATCAACTCAGTGCCACAGTGCCAGCAGTTCATTTGCCTTGACCCCTATATCTCTTCTTTGCCCCATTGCGACTCGTAGCAGAGTACTTACTATGCTTTCCTTTTCCTTGTCTTGTCTTCTTTGGGCGACTTTCAATTAATGAATCACCCATACTGAATCTCATTGCCATAATTAATGCTCCTTAAACTTTAACGACGATTTTTTAAACTTTAACGACGATTTTTTTACCGCCACTTCGATGGATACTTTTTAATGTTCTCCAACTTCTCACTCTCAATTATATCAGACTCATCAGCATTCTGATGGTGCGTGACTTCCTTGAGGGTCTTGAGATACTCTAAAACGTGTTCACGAATCTCCATTAGTTGATCATAACAACCCTGATTATGTGCACACCCTCGAAGATTGTGGTCAGGTTTCAATACTGACTCTGTAAAGAGATCTAATGCTCTCTGATACTTCTGAGAAGGTGACTCAACTTGGTCAATTGAGTTTTGATCGTGCATTTTTCTTCTCCTTTTGAATACCTTTTTTTATGTATATCATAGCACATTCAAAGTTCTTTGAGAAGTGTTCAATGATACCATTATGTACGATGGCAAATTTTCTTCCGTTTGATGGTACTGCAGCCCACGAACCATCTTTAGACACCCAACCAGACGGTTGACCGATTTTGGCATCTAATAAAGAGGGAAATGTGGTAGGGTAGAAAGATTGATAATTATCTCCCCTTGCCATTAAAATACAGCAGTAACACTAACAACTGTAGCGTTAGGATTTCTTGCAAGTGCTACTTGTCTTGCTTCCTGATAGTCAACTGCTCTTACTTCTTCAGTAAAGACTTGACCTGCTACAATGAGTTGTACCTTACAACGCATTAGAAAAACCTCCCTTTGGTTGCAAATTTTACGATTGCAAATGATGAACCAATACAGAATGTCATCAATGCAAATGTGAGAACGAATCCTTCAATCATAGTATCTCCTTTGTTTACTCTTCTATTATATAATATCCAAGATGTTTATGCAAGGTTCTTGTGCCACTTTGTTAACTGGTTGATAATCTTGTATTCTTTTTTGAATTAAGTTACCATAGTCTTCATTGAGTTCACACCCAATATAATGACGATTTAGTGACTTTGCTACTGCCGCTGTAGTACCTGCACCCATGAATGGGTCAAGTATTGTATCCCCCTCTTCACTCCCTGCCTTGATGCAAGGTTCGATTAGATCAGGTGGATAAGTTGCAAAATGTGCTTCTTTATAAGGTTTAACTGTTACTGACCAGACAGATCGTTTATTCTTTGTTGGATATGATTTTGTAAGTCCCGAATGTGGTTGTAGTCCTGTTCCTTCGTTGTGGTATTTTCCGTTTGTTCTGTCTCTTGTTCCCCAATCTTTTGCGGGTTCTTTGATTGCTTCATTATCATAAAAATATTTTTTATTTTTACTGAACAAAAATATATATTCGTGTGACTTCGTACACCTATCTCTGACACTCTCAGGCATCGGATTTGGTTTATGCCATATTATATCTTGTCTCAGATACCATCCATCATTTCTCATTGCAAAGGCAAACATCCAAGGGATTCCAATTAAATCTTTTTCTTTTAATCCATCTAATTTATTACCTCTTTTGTTACATTTATCTGGTAGGTCTTGTTTAGTTTTAGATACTGATTGTTTAGGATATGATTGACCTTTGCCAGGTCTATAGTTGTAATAACTATCTCCTAAGTTTACCCACAAAGTTCCATCATCAGTTAAAACATTTCTTACCTCTCTGAATACTGATACTAACTGTTCAATAAACTCATCAGGTGTTTGCTCCTGTCCGATCTGTTTATCCTCTCCACCATAATCACGAAGTCCGTAGTACGGTGGAGATGTTATACAAGTTCTTGCCTGTTCATCAAACTCTTTGAGTGTCTCTCGGCAATCTCCAAATAAAATTGTATCTCTCATCGTTTTAAAAATTCATTCAAAATCCAACTACTACTATTCATTTTATCATCGCCACCAACACCCCACTCAAAGATAACTCTATCATTCTCTTGGAATTTAAGATACTCAGGAACATTAGTGTTGACTCTATCTCCTCCATTACAGAATACCACTTTATCGTACATTTGTAAACACTTATAGATTGCCATATTAGATGAGTTGTCTGTATCATCATAAGTGATTGTCAAGTCAACTGGTTTCAATTCTTTGACGATTGCTCTTCTCTCCTTCATTGGAAGAAAAAACTTTCCCTTCTTACGAATTAACCACTCATCAGAATTAAGACCAACACATAATGGTGTATTAGGGTATAACTCTTTTGCATTTTTGAAGTATGAGATATGACCTGTATGTATGGGGTCAAATCCACCTGTAACCAATACTATTTTACTCATCGTGTAATAATTGTTGTAGCTGCCTGTCCTTTGTTGAAGATAGTATCTACTACTGCTTCAACCTTTCTTGCGGTAGTAATACCAACATTAGAGTAAACTGGTACACATACAAGACCAAATACTTTGTCAGCATCGCCCTTGCGAATAACTCTACCGATTGTCTGACTTATACCTATGTAGTCCATAGACCTCATAAACAATACTGCTTCAAGACCATTGACATTGATACCTTCTGAGAGTATGCTGTGATGCAATACAACAAACTTTTTGTCTGTCCTACCCCACTCATTAAGAGTATTGAAGAAAGTCTCTCTGTCAACCTTCTCTCCATCAATCATCGCACCTGTCTTTGCTGTGATAAACATATAAGAGTAACCACGAATTGCTAACTGTTGTACGAAATCTGTCTGAGATACAAGTGCAACAATCTGTCTGGTTGACTTAGCACATATCAATACTTTGTCCTTATCAAGACTGTCAATCGCACCAATCATCTGCTCATTATCTCTGTCTGCAACTAACTCATCTTTCTTGAGTATTCTTGAACGATATACCTTGACTTTAGGTGGTAGTATGTAACCCTGCTTGACTAACTTTGGTGCAGGTACTTGACATATTACACCACCATATACCTCTATCCAGTTCATACCTGCTTTCTCAGGAGAACGACTATGCTTTGGTGTTGCTGTAAAGAAATAGCATCTACCTGCATACTGTGAGAAGTAATCGGTAGCAGGGAAAAAGTTTTTCTGTACTGAGTTGTGTGCTTCATCAAAGTAGATAGTATCAACCATAATACCACTTTCTTCAATCCTGTGTAGTGAATGATAAGTTGTAAATATAATAGTTCTACTGAAGAAATTTACTAAGTTCTGTTCAACAAATCCCTGTATCTCAAGTGGATTAGTGGTGCTGAACATACCTTTGATTTTACCACTATGAACGTGCATCACATCTACATCATTGTATTTCTTATCAATGATTTCCATAAACTCTTTGCATAGTTGCTCTGCAAGTAGTATGCGTGGTGCAACAACTACAACTGTGCCATAATCTTCCAACTGCTTGACAGCATCCATAATCATACAGATAGTCTTACCACCACCAGTAGGAACAATTACTTGTCCTTTGTCGTGGTCTGTCATTGATTTGATTGCTTGCTCTTGATGTGGTCTTAGTTGCATTAGTGTTCTTTAGATGTCTTTATTATAGCATTAAAAAACCCCCTGTGCAGGGGGTTGTGCCAGTTAATTAATCG